TAGCAAAGTATAGAAATAATGATATTAAACCAATGCTTTTCCCTAGTGTTATTAATGATGTAGGTAAAAGTTATAATGAGGCATTTGTTTTATGTGAAGTAAATGATGTAGGAGATCAGGTTGCTGCTATATTAAACTATGATTTAGAATATAAAAACCTTCTTATGTGTTCCATGAGAGGAAGAGCAGGTCAAGTTGTTGGTCAAGGATTCTCTGGTAAGAAGACACAACTTGGACTTAAGATGTCTAAGACAGTTAAGAAGGTAGGTTCTCTTAATTTAAAAACTCTAATAGAATCTGATAAATTACTTTCATGTGATTATGAGATAATGAGTGAGTTGACGACCTTTATTCAGAAGGGTAATTCATTTGAGGCAGAAGAAGGTTGTAATGATGACCTTGCAATGTGTCTTGTCATATATGCATGGTTAGTAGCACAAGATTACTTTAAGGAACTTACTGATCAGGACGTAAGGAAAAGATTGTATGATGAACAAAAGAATCAAATAGAACAAGATATGGCTCCATTTGGATTCATGTCAGATGGAATGGATGATACAAGTTTTGTAGATGATCAAGGAGATAGATGGCATACTGATGAATATGGAGATCGTTCTTATATGTGGGAGTATATGTAATGGAATTAACAGAAGAAAACGTAATTAAAGTTCTAGAAGAAATTCTTCCTTATATTGAAGCAGATGGTGGATCTCTTCAATTTGTAGAGATAGAACATGAAACTAACTTTGTTAAGGTTAGATTGGGTGGTGCATGTGAGACATGTGCTATGAGTGTTATGACATTGAAGCAAGGTATAGAAAAAAAGTTGATGAGTGAGATCCCAGATTGTTACGGAGTTGTGCAGGTACTATAGTTCATTCACGGTTTCCCCTCCGAAAATACCCTTTTTAATAAATATTTTCAGATAAAAGATAAACTCGGAGAAAAAGAACATGGCGACTCCTCAATTATCTCCTGGTGTGTTAACCAGGGAGGTTGACTTAACAGTAGGAAGAGCTGAGAATGTATTAGATAACATTGGAGCAATTGCAGGACCATTTGCAATTGGACCAGTTGATGAGGCAACAGACATTTCTACAGAACAGGATCTCATCAATGTATTTGGTGAACCAAAAAGCAATGATGCACAGTATGAATACTGGATGGCAGCATCATCTTACCTTTCCTATGGAGGAGTCCTCAAGGTTGTAAGAACTGCAGGAACAACTCTAGCAAATGCAAATGCTGGAACTGATGAAGCAGCAGCAACAATGACTGGTGCTGGTAGAATCGACAATTATGATGATTATATCCAGAATCATGCAGAAGCAACAGACTTTACTTTTGCTGCAAAGAACCCTGGTTCTTGGGCAAACAATCTAAAGATCTGTGTTATTGATGATGCAGCAGACCAAAAACTTACTTTAGCAACTCTTGGTGCTGCTACAGTTGGTATGGCGGTTACTAGTGTCCTTGATGGTGTTGTAGTTCCTGGTGCAGGTTCAACTTCTGCATTCACTGGATACCTTAAGTCAATTATTACTGGCGTTGACCTTACTAATAAGGTAGTGGATGTTAAGATTGTATCAAGGGTTGCAGAAGACGGAACAGAAACTGCAATCGATTATGCAGAAGGAACTGATTATGCATCCTTCCAAGCTGCTGATCAAGTATATGTTATCAATAACAGTGGAGTTAAAGTTGGTAGTGTAGCAGCAGCAAATACAGTTGTTGACTGGTATGATCAACAGACTCTTGGATTAACTAATTCAACAGTTTATTGGAAGTCAATCGCAGGTAAGCCAAAGACAAACAAATATTCATTAGATAGAAACGGTAAGAACGACGGAATTCACGTTGTAGTTGTTGATGATTTAGGAGATGTTACAGGCATCCAAGGTCAAATCCTTGAGAAGCATACAAATCTTTCTAAAGCAGGAGACGCTGTTTCTGATGTTAATTCACCACAGAAGATCTGGTATGAGCAATTCTTAGCAGATTATTCCGACAACATATATGCTGGTGGTAATCCATCTGCTGCAAATGATACTTATTGGAATACTGTTCCATTAGCAACTGGATTCTCTTCAGGTTATACGAAGAATACAACTTCACAAGGTCTATGGGGACAAAATGCACAAGGAATAACCTTTGGTGCAATCGGTAAGCAGACTTATACTTTATCTGGTGGTGTTGACTATGCTGCTGGTGGTGGAATGGGTGCTGCATTATCAGACTTGATTACTTCATATGGTAAGTTCTCTAATAAAGACGAAATAGAAGTAGATTACCTTATCACTGGTCCTGGTTGTTCTACTAAAGCAGAGTCACAAGCAAAGGCAAATTATGTAATTTCATTAGCAAATGAAAGAAAAGACTGTGTTGCAACAATTAGTCCACATAGGACAGACGTTGTTGGTGTAACAAATGATGATACACAGACAACAAATGTTATTGATTTCTTTAGCACACTATCATCCTCATCTTATGCGGTATTTGATAGTGGTTATAAGTACATGTATGATAGATTCAACAATAAGTTCCGCTATGTTCCATGTAACGGAGACATCGCTGGTCTAATGACCCGCACAAATATTGTTGCATATCCTTGGTTCTCACCTGCTGGTCAGCAGCGTGGTATTATTAATAACGCAATTAAACTTGCATTCAATCCAGATAAGGCACAAAGAGACAAGCTTTATCCTGCAAGAATTAACTCCGTTATTACACAACCAGGAATCGGAACACTTCTCTTCGGAGATAAGACTGGTCTTGGTTATGCTTCTGCATTTGATAGAATTAACGTTCGTCGTTTGTTCCTTACAATTGAGCAAGCATTGCAAAAAGCAGCAGAGGCTCAACTCTTTGAACTCAACGATGAGTTAACAAGAGCAAACTTCCGCAATATTGTGGAACCATACCTACGTGACATTGAGGCAAAGAGAGGACTCTATGGATTCCTCGTTGTTTGTGACACCACAAATAACACACCTGATGTTATCGATAATAATGAATTCCGAGCAGACATCTTCCTGAAGCCTGCGAAGTCAATTAACTACGTAACACTTACCTTTGTTGCCACCAGAACTGGTGTTAGCTTCGAGGAAGTAGTTGGTAGAGTTTAATTTCATAATCTAAATACAACAGGAGGATAACCAATCATGGCTACAAGTAGAGACAACAAATCAATCTCTCAATTTAAGTCGGCACTCATAGGTGGCGGTGCAAGACCCAATCTGTTCGAGGTAGAGTTAACCACTCTACCAGCAGGTATTGCTTGGAACGCAGAGAACTTCAGATTTATGGCAAAGGCAGCAGCATTACCTGCTCAAAATATTGCTCAAATCGATGTTCCTTTTAGAGGTCGTATTTTTAAAGTTGCTGGAGACAGAACCATTGATACATGGACTGTTACCATCATTAACGATGAAAGTTTTGAGTTAAGGAATGCATTTGAACAGTGGACAGAAATAATTGCTAAGTTAGATAATAACTTAGGTGCTACTGATCCATCAGCATATATGACAAATGCAAAGGTATTCCAATTAGGTAGAGGATCAAGTAAGTCAAGTAAGGATTCAACTGGATCTCAAAATGCAGTTCTTAAAGAGTATGAATTCGTTGATATTTTCCCAACGACAATCAGTGAGATTGCATTAAGCTACGATACAGGTGACACAATCGAGGAGTTTGATGTAGAATTCCAAGTACAGTCTCTAAATCTTACTGGAACTGGATCTCCTAACGGTTGATAAATAGAAGTAAGAAAAGAACATAAATTATGGCTAAGTTATTTGGGTTCTCGATAGAGGACACCGAACCACTATCTCCATCGGCAGTCTCTCCCGTTCCTCCTAATAGCGAGGACGGGAATGACTTCTATATGAGTAGTGGTTTTTTTGGTCAGTCTATAGATCTCGATGGGGTATATAGAACTGAATTTGATTTGATTAAAAGGTATCGTGAAATGGCACTTCATCCTGAAGCGGATAGTGCTATTGAAGATATTGTCAATGAGGCATTAGTCTCTGATAGTAATGATACACCAGTTCAACTTGATTTGGATCATCTAAATGCCAGTGATGGTATTAAGAAAAAAATTAGAGATGAATTTAAGTATATTCTAGATTTAATGGACTTTGATAAGAAAGCCCATGAAATTTATAGAAACTGGTATGTTGATGGAAGAATTTATTATCATAAAGTGATTGACTTGAAGAAACCTCATGAAGGTCTTCAAGAAATTCGTTATATTGACGCAATGAAAATGCGTTATGTAAAGAAGCAAAAGCAAAGCAATAACGATAAATTTAAGAATCCTTCTAGGTTAAATGATGATAATCCAATGGATTATGAGTTTCCTAAAACAGAAGAATTCTTTATTTACAATCCTAAAATCAGTTTTCCTGCAGGTAGTATGACGGGAGGTAATTCCGCAACTTCTGGAATTAAAATGACAAAGGATTCAGTTGCTTATGCTACAAGTGGACTAGTAAACAGAAACAACGGAACAACACTATCATATCTACACAAAGCAATTAAGTCACTCAATCAACTTAGAATGATTGAGGATAGTCTGGTTATCTACAGATTATCTCGTGCTCCAGAACGAAGAATTTTTTATATTGATGTTGGAAATCTACCGAAAGTAAAGGCAGAGCAATATCTCCGTGACGTAATGATGAGATATCGTAACAAACTTGTATACGACGCTGGCACAGGAGAGATCCGAGATGACAAAAAGTACATGGCGATGCTGGAAGATTTCTGGCTACCTCGAAGAGAGGGAGGGCGTGGAACTGAAATTTCTACTCTTCCTGGAGGTCAAAACTTGGGGGAGATCACGGATATTGAGTACTTCAAAAAGAAATTATATAGGTCGCTCAATGTACCCTCATCAAGAATGGACGGAGAAGGAGGATTCAACTTGGGACGATCCTCAGAGATATTAAGAGATGAGGTTAAATTTAGTAAGTTTGTTGGACGTTTAAGAAAGAGATTCTCTGGTCTATTCATAGACTTCTTGAGAACACAGTTATTGCTCAAAAACATTGTCACTCCTGAAGATTGGGAGATAATGTCAGAGCATATTCAGTTTGATTTCTTATACGACAATCATTTTACTGAATTAAAAGAAGCAGAACTAATGAATGAAAGATTAGGTTTGCTTGCTACTGTTGAACCTTATGTTGGTAAGTATTATTCTCAAGATTGGATTCGTCGTAGAGTATTACGTCAAACTGATGAAGAGATATTAGAGCAAGACAAGTTAATTAAGAAGGAAATTAAAGATGGTATTATTGCTGATCCAATGGCAATAGATCAAGAAATGATGCTCGACCCAGAAGGTAGTGGTGGAATGAGACCAGTTGATCCAACTCAACTTGGTGCTACTGAAGCAGAACCAGATGGTGCATTGAGATCAATGGATGTAGATGCTAAAGCAACAACTATGGATGCTAATATAGTTAAACCTAAAGGTGGGGAGATCTAGTGCCAATATTGCCAGATAGAAGTGGGGATAATGTTTTTCAAGTAAATTTATCAGAAAGTGAGATTAGACTACTGTATAATGCAGTGGTCTTTTATCATGAAAAGAGACCTGTTTCTGGTGATAGACCACCTAGTCAACAAGAATCAACAAATGATTTGCAGCATATGAAACGCATTTTATTTGCAATGATTATGGAGTCAAATTTTAACTCTGCTGATAGTGTATAAATAAACTGGCGACACTATTATTTTACCATGCCTGAAATAACTAATGATTTAATGGATATGATTATTGCAGATGAATCACCATCTACAGTTAGTGATAAGATTAAAGATATTCTTTTTGCTAAATCAGCAGAAAAAATTGATGCAGCGAAACCTGAAGTAGCATCGCAAGCATTTGGTCAAGAAGCAGAATCCGAAGCGGAAGTTCAGGATGCTGTTGCTGATAATGCTGCTCATATTAGTGGAGAAGTTGCTGCTGAAAAGGCATCAGATGATCAGTAATTATAAATAAAGTTTATAGGACGTAAATGATTCCCGATGAAACTTATTAGAGAAGAAATAGAATCAGTAGAATTTATTACTGAAAGACTAAAGAATGGGAAGCAAAACCTTTATATTGAAGGTATCTTCTTACAAGGAAACATTAAAAACCGTAATGGTAGAATGTATCCTATGGAAACTTTACAGCGTGAAGTTGCCAGATATAATGAGTCTAATGTTACATCTGGTAGAGCACTTGGAGAATTAGGTCATCCTGATGGTCCAACTGTTAACCTTGATAGAGTTTCTCATAAAATTGTTTCACTTAAAGAAAGTGGTTCTAATTTTATTGGAAAAGCAAAGATCCTAGATACACCAATGGGTCAGATTGCTAAGTCTCTTATTGGCGAAGGTGTTAAACTTGGCGTATCTTCTCGTGGTATTGGTTCATTAAAACCTACCAAAGAGGGATTTAATGTTGTTGGTGATGACTTTATGTTAGCAACAGCAGCAGATATAGTCGCTGATCCTTCTGCACCCGATGCATTTGTTGAGGGTATTATGGAAGGTAAGGAATGGATCTGGGAAGGAAATAGTTTCAGAGAGCAAATTGCTAATGAAACAAGGAACAAGATTGAGTCTCTTGCAACCCAAAAAAGACTCGAAGAACATAAATTAAGTCTTTTCAATGAGTTTATTAACTCATTGTAAATACTGCGTTTATAAATAAATATAGATTTTAACTTTTATACAGGAAATCGGAGATTACTCAAATGTCTAGTGGCAACAACTTACAAGAAATGGAAGTAGGCACGAAGCAATCCAAAACTGCAGTAAATGCAAACGCACAAGCAGGGGATTCAGCGTTACCAAAAGCTGGAAGCAATGCTTCCAACGTGTCAACACCAGATAATTCACCACAGGTGGAAGATCTAGGTGGACCTACTCCAGACAACTACAGTCCAACTAATGATTCAGCAAAACTGAAGCCAGCAGGTGGAACTCTGAAACAAGTCAGAGATGTAGTTAATAAAGGAGCCAAGGCAGCAGACCCAATGAAGGGTGTGAAGGAAGAGGAAGAAACTGATGCTCCTGTAATAGAAGAGGAAGAATCTACTACTAATGAAGTAGTTGCAGAAGAACCTGTAGCAACTGAAGAAGTAGTTTCGGAAGAAGAAGCACCTGTTGCTGAAGCACCTGAATACACAGAGATAAGCATCGATGATGATGTTAAAGCTCTTGTAGAAGGTGAAGAACTTTCTGAAGAGTTTAGAGAAAAGGCAAAGACAATTCTTGAAGCAGCAATCAAAGGTAAGGTTGTTCAAATCAAGGAAGTTCTTGATGCTGAGTACGAAACAAAACTCCTTGAGGAAGTAACCGAAATCAAATCAGCACTTAATGAGCGTGTTGACTCCTACCTAGAATATGTTTCTGACGAGTGGTTCACTGAGAATCAACTTGCAGTAGAGGCGGGTCTTAAGGAAGAATTAACAGAATCCTTTATGACTGGTCTAAAAGGTCTTTTTGAAGAACATTATGTAACTATCCCTGAAGAAAAATATGATGTACTTGAGAGCATGGTAGAAAA